ACGGGGACATACGACGAGCTGTTGTGGGCAAAGAGGTTGCCCCTACTTCTGGAACCCCGCACCTCCAAGGATATGTGGAATTTACAAAGCGTTATAGCCTACTCGCATGCAAAAAATTACATAACACGGCTCATTGGGAGAGTGCAAAGGGGACTGCAGGTGATAACTATGGATATTGCACTAAAGACGGAATCTTCTCAACATATGGTGATTGGATCAGTGTCGTGCGACGGATTAAGGAGAAGAAACAGAAGCAGGATGGCACAAGTTTGCATTCCACTATCCTGCGAAACTTTTTGGTGGGTTCTAGAGAACGTAACTGGCTTATTCCGAGTTACGTACGAGGAAAGAGAAACTATGATGAATTGGCTATGGAAATTCTTATGGCGCGCGAGCTGCGTTCCCGATTTGAGCGTTTCCGCGATGCGAAGCTTTCCGAATGGCAAATGTCAATCCTTAGGAGAGTGTTCGTTCAATGTGCACGAAAAGTTCTATGGGTCTTTGATAGTGTTGGTGGTGTTGGAAAGACCTTTTTGGCCCACTTTCTTAACGCCTGCTACAAGTTTGAATTACTTGACGGTATCACAAAAACATCTGATGTTGCTGCTATGCTCAGCCCCGAATTTTCCGGTATTATATTTGACGTCACCCGTTCCGATGCTTCCCACTTCAATTACGGAGTCTTAGAAGCTTCGAAAAATGGTTTCATCATGTCCGGTAAATACCACGGCACCAAGAGAGTATATAAGCCAGTTCCGGTCGTCGTATTCGCCAATTTTGCCCCTGACAGGAGCAAGTTAAGTAGTGATCGCTGGGACGTACATGAAATAGAAGATAATGGCTGGAAAGCGTTGGACAAAACGCCCACGTATGATGCGCAAAAGGAGTTCCCGTATAAGGAGCCGCCGGAGGTTCCGAGTTTCGAGGAGGAGGAAGACAAGGAGAACAACCCTAACATTTGCAACAAAAGTGATGGTGCCAGGAAATGTAAAGATAACACCAGCAAGTGTGCAAACTCTTCCGATTAATTTGGCTAATGCCTTAAGTACAGCCGCGGAAAGTGTCGCCAAAAATTGGCAATATTATAAAATTAAAGCTTTTAGGTTAGAAATGTGGCCTACGGTTCAGGGTAGCTCTAGAGTTAATACAGAAGGTGCAGAAGGTGCTGTACCTCATCAATGGATTAATGACCCTTTATATTTATTAATGGTACCTAACCCCGACTTTTCGATAACAAGCAATGATGCTGGAGCTTTACTTGTAAGTTCAGACCCTAAGTGTCATTGGTTGACTCCTAATCGAAAAGTCGACATGTATCGTAAACTTTATCCTTCAATTGATGTTAATAGTGGAGGAATAACAATAAAAAATAGGAATACTAATGTCAGTACTGCAGATTTGAATTTTAATTGGGGTAAAATATGTTTTGCCCGTCATGCTAATGATCCTATTGTAAACCCTGGCACACAGCCAGATTATTCATATAAAATGCGCGTCACGTATTATGTGACTTTCAGTAAATTTAATGGCTTGGCAAGCGTCCAAGTTTAAATAAATAAATTAGTCTCAATGTTTATTTCACTTACCTGCCATCCGGCCTCCCCGAAGGGGGGGCCGTTACATTAGAAGGGGGGAAGACCGTCCCCCTTTAGGGGGCGTGTCCCCCCGCACACTCGGTTAGACGAGAAGCCCGAAGGGTATATTTAAATGAGTGCGGAAACAAGTTTCTGCTTGGTAAGTCAGTTGGCGCGCAGCCAAGGTCAGCCAGTCACTCGAGCGAAACTGGTCAAACGTGTATCTTTGCGGCGTTAGTATTACCGCCGCAAAGAAAAATGCATCTTTTAGTCTCGCGAGATGTCTTATAAGAGGTGGTTGTTTACGATTAATAACTACAGTGATGTCGATGTTGAATTATTCACCGGAAGATCGCAGGGTGATGATGGGCCTATTAAACGAGTTAACGGGGACATACGACGAGCTGTTGTGGGCAAAGAGGTTGCCCCTACTTCTGGAACCCCGCACCTCCAAGGATATGTGGAATTTACAAAGCGTTATAGCCTACTCGCATGCAAAAAATTACATAACACGGCTCATTGGGAGAGTGCAAAGGGGACTGCAGGTGATAACTAT